ATGAAATGTAAGTTAATGATCATAAGTATCAGCTTCATTGTTTTAATCGTTTTTTCTATTAAATTCTTAATAGATAAAAATTATCTTTTATCTATAATTTTTATTCTCACCTCGTTAGTACTAATAAGATTGATATTTGTAAGTTTTTCTGATTATTTTTCTGATCCATATCTAGAAATAATATCTGCAACTATTTTGGCTTTATCAATTATTCATTCACTTAATAATTCACCACTGATTAAAAAGAATAGCGTAGCAAAAAACTATGAAATCATCAGTAATTCGGTAAACATTCCATATTGCACAGAAAACGAACAACCAGATAAATTAAAAAAGGGATCTTTTCAATTCTAAAAAAGATAAATTAATACAAAAGTGTGCATTACAACACATAAATGATAGTGCAAAACTAGTAATTAATTTTTCTAAATCTCTTTATTTAGAGCCTATAGCAGGAGCTGCAGATTCAATCTATAGTGATACACACCCAAATCATAAATTAACATGTCAAGAATTAAATATTTACCTACAAAAACTCTGCCCTAAAGTTATGCTAACTTATAATTAAATAAATACCCACCGTCTCCTCTAATGGAGACGGCCCTCATTAAATATCCCCTCTCCCATACGCGCTTCAGCAAAGTACTCGCCCACGAACGAGACAACTCACAACGCTCGGCAATCTGTTCTGCTGTTACCTTTTCACCAGGAATAATCGACTGCAGAACTTTCAACTGAGTTTTACTTAATTTGATTAGGCCAACTTGATGAGGAACATCTCGTGCAGCCTCCATCAAACCAGCGTTTACTTGTTCATTTTTCGCACAAATCTGCATTCTTATTATCATCCGCTGAGGTTTATAATGAAAAGTGGCTTCAAGCCAGTTTGGATAAGGGTTTATCGAGGATTGGATTTTTAATCGAGACAGGTGCTAGACAGGTACACCATCCTTTTTTAAGCCATTTATGGTACGTTTCTAACGCTTCTTTCTTCTGTAATTCCATATGTGTATGGATATAGGCTTGATCTAGCTTATCCCGAGCATGGTTAAGCAGTGATTCACAAACAATATAATCAATCCCCAATTCTGCCCATATTGAACGTGCACGCTTTCTAAGATCATGTGCACTCCATGCCTTCTTAGATACTACACGCACCCATTCACTGGCTTTAGCACTGTGTATTGGCTGATTATTCCAACGAGATAACGGGAACAAGTAATCACTGTTATAGCCTAGCGCACGTTGCCATGCTTGATATGAGCGTAATAATTCAATCATCTCAGCAGTAAGTGGATAGCTCATTGCTACTCCGTTTTTAGTGTCTTCTTTAGGGATTGACCACCGCTTTTCAATAAAGCTTATGTTCTTCCATAAAGCCTTTCTGGTTTCACCAATGCGAGAACCATACGCTAACATCATCACCAGTAGTAATCGTTGTGGTGGTGGTTGTTGGCCAATCGCCGGCAAGATATCAATCAGGTCTTCAGTATTTACTCGGCAGCCTTTAATTTGAGCTTCTGTAACGGAGAAGGTCTCAGGGAAAAACGTCTTAAATTGCACTTCTGATAGTGGATTGACGGTAATGTGCTTGAGTCGTCTAGCGATAGAGAAAGCCGTTTTCAATAGAAAGAAATTTGCTCTCACATAACTCACTGAATAGCCTTGCTCAAACATAGGTTGAATCAAGACACTGTCTATCTTTTGATGGTCCATATCCGTGATAGCAACCCCATGAAATAGACTCATCACATGAGTTTCAGCCATACTTTTTAGGTTATTCAATCGCTCTTTCGTCGAACGTTTTAAGGTGCATTGCCGCTGAACATGCCAATCAACCAACTGATCTACTGTTTCAAATCGATTACATTCAATCGCTTTACCTTTGGCTATTTGGACTGATACAGCACTCACTACATTCATAATGTCTTTGGCCTGAGTACCAGGATATTTCGCAATGCGATATGCGTATTGTTTGCCAGCTTCATAACGATAAAACCACCACGTTCCACCGGTTCGAGATGAGTTAAACCGTAAGTAAAGTGGGCATCGAACATCTTTTAATTGGCGTACACGTTGATCATTAATATGACGTTTGATTTGAGCATCAGAGATTTTTACGGGGAGTGTTGCAGAAAAGAAGGCATGTTGATTAAAGCGAATTTTACTGTTTGTGATCATTACTCACCTATTAACGTGGCTTGAATACTCATTCGATTGGGTTGTAATCCTTGGCCAGAGAACGACACTTGATCAACAGAACATTGACCTTTAAAGGCGCGAGGAAAAGAATCATCAAGTAGCACTAACCCTTCCGCAAAAATGGTGGGATTAGGCGGTGCTTCAATGCTGATTTTCCGCCCTTGGCGTTGCATTTTCCGAAGCTCTGCAGCACACGCTTGTTCTGCTTCATTCTTGGTGTTCTTATCTTTGCCTAATGACTTAAACGGTTTACTCCCCACTTTGACCTGTTGCCGGCTTCCATCTGCAGTTGAACTATAAAAAGCTTTAACACCATTAAAATCTTGTCGACCATCTAACTCTGCAGATACATTAACAAAATCACTATTGCCAGGATGATTCACCATAGGGAGTGACAGCGTAACGCTTTCAATACTCTTACCTGAAGCACTACGTTGTTCACCAATTGGCACAAAGATAAACTCCCCCTCAACAGGTTTCGCTATTGCATCATAAGACTTGGCCAAGCGGTTCATAAATGCTGGCGTACTTTCATCAGAACGATCTATATGCTCGATTTCAATTTTTTGTAATCGCGGATGGACAAAAACATCAAAGCCATGAGGGGTAAGACAGTCATATACGACTTGTCCTACTGTTGTTTTATCCCAACTGCACGACTTACGTTCACGATAACCACTTTCATCCTTGATAGAGAAAGGCGCAACCGTGAGGACTAACGTGATCTCTCGTGGGTATAAACTCACTGACCGTTTTGATATCTGAAAACTATCCCGTACAACATCCCCCAATCGCACCGAATAACGTTCACCTTTGGGTGGCAGTCCATCAACATCATCAGAGCTCACCACCAAAGTTACGTTATCGCCTTCGGTACCGTTGCCATCATTCAATCGCCATGACTTTAAACGGTCCAAAATCAAATCAGCATTATTACCTATTAAATGAAACATTCCTTAATCCCATGATTTAGTAACACGTTGAGTTTTAGGTACCTGCTTTACTTGAGGTAGCACCACTTCGGTATCGGCAAAAAAAACCTCACGCCGAACGTGAGGATTTAATTGATAGAAAGCTTGTTCTAATTGGTCATTATCCTGACCTGTATGCTTATAGAGTAAATCCGTGATCAACTCACCAGCTTTGGCGCTTACCTTCACTCGCGGTACTCCTTCAATTGCAGCATGACATCTGTCACCATGCTTGGCCGTTATGGATCAATGCCGACTTACCTTCTTTCAGTTGTTGAATCGTCCATTTACCTAAGTTAATCCCTTGGCCATCACTGACTTGTTGTGGCGATTCAATTAACGTTCTGAGCTTTTCAACTGACTCTTGCGCCCCGTATTGCAACCATTTGGCGGTTATATCAAGGGTTTCAAGCGGTCTACCTGTCATTTCAGAGCGTGCATCATAAATCAAACTGACTTCTGAATACGCGCCTGGTGAAGTTCGCTCAAACTTCATTATCGGTGTTTTGTTACCCACAGAAAAAACGAATTCACCTATCACTAAATGATGCATAACGATCCTTAGCTATCTCTATCAATAGCGGCATAACTAAACTGGGTGGATAAGGTGTTATCGCCCATTAATGACGATAATTGTTGGTTCATTTGGCGGGTAATTTCTTGCGCTATCAGCTTTTCATCTTGACCCGCTGCAGCCGTTATTTGAAAGGTAGGTGAAAATGATATAGGTGGGCTTTGCTTGGCCATCGCCTCTTTGCTTTGAACTTCATTGACCTTTTTAGCGGTTTCTTCAGGTGAATCGAGTTTCTTGCCAAACCAGCCGCCGAGCATTTCACCGCCCATGCCTCCAGCAATAGAACCCAACAAACCACCAATAGCGGTACCGATACCAGGTAAAATGAAAGTACCAATGGCTGCACCTAACGCACCACCGCCCATAGAACCACCGATATCCCCCAATGCACCGCCTGTTTGTTCCATATCACCACTAATGACACCTTCAACAACGGAAGAAGCATTCATCATCATTCCTAGTGGTTTCAAGACCTTGGTTAGTCCTGTTTTACTCGCTGTATCTGCAATATCATCACCAATCATATCCATTGCATCTGATGCCATCGCGTCCATAGGCATTAAAGCTAATCCAGAACCCGCTAAGGCCATAGCTGCACCTTTAGGGGTAACATTACTCACCAAAGACTGAGCACCAGAACCCATATTGTGAGCCATTCGACTTTCCATAACAGAACTGAATAAGCCACCTAGTCCTTTACGCCGAACACGACGACTTTTACGCTTTTTACGAGAACGAACTTCTTTGCCTAAACTGCTATTGCCTTTCCTCTCTGGCCCTTGGCTAGATGAAACAGCCGCATTTAAGCTTCGCCAACGTTTGGCTGCTAATGCTGCAATCCGCCCACCGTCTTGGGTTTCACGATTTAAACCTTTCGTAAATAAACGGGTTTTATCCATCGAATTACCAAAGACGAGCGATAACGCTTTCCCCGCTAACAACACCCCTTTCAAACCAACAAACGCTGCAACACCAATACCCACCGCTTGAGTAACACCAGTATTCGCTTCAGCAAAGTTGGCCAGCAAATCAACGCCTTTACCTAACGGTTCCAGTACCCAATTAAGAGCTGGCAATAACGCGGTACCAAACACCACGCTGAGTCGATTTAACTTATTCACGAACATATCAATACCACTACCTGTGGTACTGATTCTGGCATTGTATTCTTGATCAAGAGAATCAAGGTGAACATTAGAATCTTCTTTTGATAGCGTTAACAGCTTCGAGAAATTTGCCATATTGCCCGATAGTGATGCCACAGCACCTTTAGCCTCCTCACCAAATATCTGACTCAATATGGCACTTTTATCTTCTTTTGGTGCCTGATTAACGGCATTAAGTACTTCAATTAATGTACCTGAAGCATCGTCTTGCATTCTTGCGGCAATATCATCTGCATCTAAACCAATTGAGGCCATCGCCTTTTGTTGGTTACCGCTTGCTGCAGCACCTAACGTCAATCGACCTGATATATTCTTCAAAGCTGTTGCTGCACGCTCTTCACCCATGCCTAATGACAATAATGAAGCTGATAATGCCGTAGACTCATTGATCTTAAAGCCCCCCGTTTTGGCTGATGCCCCTTCACGCGCCATCACACCCGCAATATCTTTCGCTTTGGCATTCGAGTTGCTTGAAAGGTAGTTAGCAAGACCAGCTACATTAACTGCGCCTTGTTGATCTACACCTAATGCCGCCTTAAAGACTGATAAGGTTTCACCGGCTTGACCTGCATCCATATCAAATGCAACCCCCACCTTGGAGGAATCTAGTACAAAGCTTTTCAATTCATTGATGTCTTTAATGCCACTTTGGCCACCAGCAGCTAACATCGCATTGATATTATCGGCACTCATAGGTGTTGTGGTTGAGGTTTTCAGCGCCCACGATTGCAGCTCTGTAGATTGCTCATGACTCATGTTGACGACTTTTTTTCACATCAGCAAATGAGCTTTCATTTTTAATCGCTGTCCATATCGATCCAACAATCGGGGCTGCAGCTGCCGCCAATCCTGTCGCTTCACTGCCTATTTCACCTAACTTAGCTTTACGACTATCAATCCGACCTTGGATTGATTGCATCTCTTTTAATCGAGAATTCTGCTTTTCAAGGGCTAGAGTAGCTTTATCCGCCTGTTGCTTTAATCGGTTTTGTTCATCTCCGAGTTTACCGGTACTGACTCCTGCCGCTTGCAGTGAGCTTTTTAACTTGTTTAAAGTGTTATGTTGTTTTTCTTGCCTATCGGTTAACTTTCCCAGTTTACCGCTGGCACGTTTATAAGTGACAGATAGAGCATCTGTTTGAGCTTTATTTTGATAAATTTCAGTATTTAATGTTTCAAGTCGAAATTGTGCTTCTTTTAACTTAACTTGTAAGGCTTGAGCCCCTTCCTTTGAGGCTTGTTGCATTTCCTGATTTAACCCACGAATTTCGTTCTGAGTTAAGTTATATTCACCCCGTAATTGTGTAGTTTTCTGCTTACTCTCAGATATCGCAGCGCTAAGAGTAGATATGGTGCTTTTGGTTTCAGTTAATTGAGCCGATAGCTTTTCAGCTCTAAGCTCTGCCGATTCAAAGCCTTTAATACTCTTTAGCTGACCATTTAATGACTTAACCTCACCCCGCTGTTCTGCCAGTGCTGCCGTTAACCGTTCTGTCGCAGTTGTGGTTGAAACAATATCTTTAACGCCTTTTACCGACGCATCTAAGACAAAACTAATCTTTTCCGTCATTGTTTGACTCCAAGCTTAGATAAGATCAATTCATAACGCCGTAATGCCTGGTCTTGTGACCACTCTCTGAGTTCATTTTCAGTGGTATTACGGTGCATTGGGATCAAATCAATCAGAGCTTCGACGTCACGGGGCGAAAGTAATCCCCCGCAAGTTGAAAAAAAGCGCCCACCTGCGGTTTAATGGCCAAGTAGTCATTCAATGCCATGGCGTCCATATCTTGTTTGTCTAGATGACATACCACCCGAAACATAAACTCTTCACGTTCGTAATGATCATCAATATCTGCTAATGCTTCTGAGTGTTTCACCTTAGGAACTGCAAATTTAATATGGCTAATGGTTTCTTCTAGTTCATTAGTAAACGGAAACATCAAATCAAATTCAAAGTCTTTACCCGTTAATGAATGATCATTCATTTCATCGGATGGCGTTAAGATAAAGGCTCGAATATCTTGATGTAATTGGGTAAAATCAGGAACCGATAGCTCTTCAAACTCGGTTGGAGTTAAGTCAGTGCAAGCAAGAATCATCGCCTTAAACTGCTTAAATTGTTCAGCGGCAGACAGATCATCTTTCATCACAAAAGGCAGCTTACGAAACGCGCCTAAGGTGATGGTATTAATCGTTAATTTATGGCTACCTAAACGTTTAAAAAATGGCAGTGTGGTTTCTTTCTTCATCGATTTTTCTCATAAAAAAAGCGCCCATAGGCGCTGTCAGTCATACATAATTCCAAGACGATTTAAATGATGCCGGCTAATCCCATCAAATCGACACCACCAACAATGGTTTTACCTGTATTCACATTGATATCATGAACCACTATGCCCGTATCATGTTGGGTATACGCTTTACAGGTACCTTCAATAGTAATGGTTGGCTTATCGCCCATCTTCACCGATTCTTTCTTAATGGCCGTAATCGGTCCATACATCGAATAGGTTTCCATATAAGGAACACCATCCGTACTTTTTCCTTTTTCAACCACGTTAATCTGGGCATTACCCATGGTGTACTTACCTAAAGAACTCGATAACACCCCATGCTCGCCTTTAACTTTTAACGACCAACTTAGCTTTTCTAAACCAACGGTATCTTCAGAAGCAACAAATGACCCTTCGTTATTCGCTAACTTAGCTTTTACTTCCGGTGGCGTAAAGTCCACAATTTCATTCATCAATGGCACAGATTCAACCTGTGCCGTAATACGCATACGAATACGATCAGCCATTTACCACCTCATCAAGCCATGCTGCAATTAATCCGTTATCGACACTCATTTCATACACCATGTGTTCATTCGGTGAATAACGTCCATAGTTCACGCATAGGAACCATCGACCTGCCGTATAGTTTTCAATATTATTCTTGGTAGGGTGAAGAAAAGCTTTAAACACTGGAATAACGGCCTGCGCCACTAAATCCTGTCCCCAATTAGTTAGACGATCAACAACCTGCTGCATGAACTCTTCAGTTAGTTGTTTACCCAATAACGGTTGGCTGGTTTCTTCTAACTTACGCGCCATCAAGTCTTCTAAACCAACATGAGAGATAAAACGTCCGGTATTAGTACGGTTCCCAATAATCGAATAACCGCCCATTCGTGTATGAGCTATCGTCACTACACCATGTTTATTCAAAAAGTTCGCTTGAGTCGTTTTATCATTGATTTTATAAGCAATATTACGGGCGGTTTCATCACACACCACAGAGCGATTTTGTGGGCTTTCCCAACCAGATACCGATGCCATTGCCGCAACTAACGCGATGGATGCTGGCATTAATACCTGTACGCCATCATAGGTTTTCATAAACCAAGGATCGATGATGCACAGTTTATCTTCGCCCGTTCCTTCAGCGCCAAACCCTGCCGCAAACTCAGCGGCAGCCATATCATTGGTGTTCGGTCCATCAAGTACAGGACGGCAACGCACATCACGCCCAATTAACGCTAACTTTTGTCCTACTGCTTTTGAATGAAAACCAGGGGCAGCAATAATGGTGGGTGTTTCAGGGCAAGCCTTAACGGTTTCCAAACCACGAATAGCACCGGTTGCTGAATCCACGCCACCAATCACATTAGCTTCGGTGGCTGCAGTAGTCGCACCGACTTCTACCACCGTGACATAGAGCGCACATTTCACGTACTCAAACAAATAGCGTACTACAGTAGATAACGAGCCTTGACGATTACCGGTTGAATCTAATGCCATCATTGCATCAGCATAATTCCATAACCGTGTTGGCTCGTTATAAGCAATGGTGCCGCGTTTATCGGGAGCTGTACCAATCAAGTGCACCACCTGTTGCGCTAATGGCCCCATACTTGGTTGAGGTTCAATGGTACGAACCTCAACCCCGTTTAATTCAAAATCTTGAATAGGTGCTAATGAACTCATGATTGCTGTCCTTTGGCTTTTTGTTGGGCAGGAAGTTGTGCCGGTTTACCAATCTTGCCATTCATCAGCAAAAAGGCGGTTTGTGTTGGATATAAAGCAATGGTGTTATCTGCCGGTAAATACCAACGTCCATTTAAACGAAAAGGCTGCAAGATCGGGTGATCTTGCAGCCTCAATTGTTCTAACGATGACATTATGTTTCCTTTCGTTTAATAAAAGTAGTAAAAGTTTAAAGCGTTGGTTTTTCCGGCCAAACCACCTCAGAAAAATAACTATATTGTTTTGTAATATCTCGGAGTTCCTGTCGGTAAGCGCGAAACGGTTCGATGTTTCTTCCTTTATCGAGAGCAAAGTTAACCAAGTAATCAGCCTCTTTTAATAAGGGTATACGGTAGGAACGAATGGCTTCTAATTCCTTCTCCTGATTATACTTTTCTATGATATGTTTTACTTCGCCTTCTGAAGCGCCCAATTGGATTAATACCTCTCTTTGAGCAGGAACATTAATTAGGGTTTCGCCTCTTATAATTACACTTTTAATCATGTGTGTTTTCCTATAAATGTTGTTCCCAGGTTATTGTTACCGTCATTATTCATTGTATTAACATTCAGTGTTACCGATGTCCAAACCGCATTCACTGAAGATGATTGATAGATTTCAGTACCACTGTCCATCATAAGACGAAAATCGATCTCACGATTTGAGATAATCGAATAAGTCAGGTTGCCTCCTCGAAGGAAAAAACTAGAAAACGAACAACCATTAAAGCCTGTGTGTTCAGTCGAGTATTCAGTTGAAGCCTCATTTGATGTGAGTTTATTTCGGTATGCATAACCACTGTGGCCAATACCGCCTACAGTTGGACGATAACGCTGAAAATTTACATCAGTTCTTAAGTAATTCGCATCTCCGTTCCAGAAATGTGCCTGCCCACGCAAAACCACAAGTGCGGAAGCAACATGAGTCGCATTAAAAGCACTCTGCTCCTCTTTCGATTTAGTGGAGTTATTCCAGTGATAAGCACGATAAATCTGAATTTCTGCTTGTGCTCCTGATGGCATAGAAAAATACACCGGATAAAGAGTATCTTTATCCCCTTTCACTGTGATTTCATTAACATACTTACCTTCTCCCTGTATAGATTCAGCAGTAACGTTCTCCTTCCACAACTCTAATGATGTCAATGTCTCATCGCAGCGCTTATCTATTTCTCCAATCTTGTTACTAACCGTTTCTGTTAACTTCTCACTCGCTTGTACCAGTGAGCTAATTTGTTGCTCTAAACCCATTTCTCGTGTCCTTTTAGCTTGACCAAATCATTAAAGCGAAACAATAACGATAAGTGTCGTGACATATTGCCTATTTGAGCGGTTGCCATCGTGGTTAACTCTTCACCCAATAACAGGTTTATATTGTCATTACCAACCTCAATCGTGATGCTATTTGATGGTAATGGGGAGACATCTAACGTGAACTTCTGCAACCAACTAGCATTGGCTGATTTATACGCCAACAAAGTATTAGGCACTGAATAGACCGCTAACAAGGTGCCTGTTTCTAAAAAGAACCCGACTTCTCGCACCTCATATTCTAGATAGCCTTTAAACACCGCCGCCATGCGTAATTGTGTTGGGCTTAATTCTTCCCAATCTGAAATCAATTCACGTTGCTTTTCGTTGTACAACGCTTTTTGTTCAGGTGTTGGCTGATAACTGCGGTCACCTGCCGCAATCCATTTAATTGCCCCTTTGATACCTTGGTTTTTGGCACTAATTAGCTCGGCCAATCCCAATTTAGTAAATTGAACAACGGGTGAACTCATGTTCTTGCTCCTAACGTTATATCGGTACTCATCACCATACGCATACCGCCTGCAAAATAGCTCCCACCTGCACACCACGCATCATTCGGCATGGTTCCCTGATATGACTCATCGCCGACTATGGTATAAAAGTAAGCCCCTGAGAACGCGAGTCCAGTATCTAAACCAAAGGCTAAAATCAGATCAACGGTGTCACGCTCAGATTTAGTATTTTCAATCCGTGTCAGCATCCGTTTAGCGGCTTTTTGATTCACTGGCTCATTACGTTTCCAAGCTACCACTTCAATATGATAAGGACCTGGCGGCGCATCCATTTGATACCAAGGGGTAACTTCAATATCACAATCCAACGCATCCATAGCCACCGCTAAACCGTGACGCGTTCCGGCTTTGCGATGGATTTCAAAAGCGTTATCGGCCGTTTTACGTTGCTGCTCTAAGGAATCTTCAGGCCGCCAATCGGTTACCCCTCGCTCACCAGCCAATAAGGAAACAAAGTGCTCTGAGGTTAATCGTGGTTGTTTCAGTTCAGGAAAGGGATCGCGTTGGTTAGCCAGTAAGGTATGCCAAGCATATTCTAAGGATTCTTCAATCAGGGTGCGGTTTTCAGGTTGAACAGAAATAAAAGGCTCAGTCACCTCGAACATCAATGATCACCTCCGTACAATACGGTGCTTCGTCCCACTGGCAAATAACATCAGCTGTAGGCTCATGAACTTTGGCGCGTTTTGCCCCTAACTCATAAAGAATGTGTGCCACCTCTTCTCTATCAACAATGCCATTAAGCTTATGTCGTTTTTCAGCTAACGCCCATGCTGCTTGTTCGGCTTGGGCTTTATTAACATGCGAGCTTGGATCAGAACCGGTATACACCGTGGCCATAATTCGATACAGCTTTGGAGCCGCACTTTTGGTGGTGATTTCATCAGACTCTTGAGCTATATCATCACGTTGAAGGTAATCAGCCACTCTCTTTAATAATGCAGTACTGGCAATGCCTTGTGGATGCTCCCTACTTAGCACTGCCACACAAACTTTGCCAGAGTTAGGTTCGAGCATTTTAGGCATCGCATCTTTAACTGGCATTGGTCTGTTTAAGTGTTGAAATTCATACCGCATCACTACGGCATCAGGTTCTGATTTAATCTTTATCAGGGGCCGTTCATCTAGGGTTAGTGCATGGAACTTATACCCCATTCGCGTACCTGTGGTATGAAACTGATAAGGCGCTAAATCAAACCGCTGCAGTAAGCTTTCATCTGATTCCATGATAGCGGGTTTAGGTGGAAAAATACTGTTATCGCTTGGCGTTAATATTTGCCGCTTTAAGCCATATTGCAATGCCAGCAAGTCCACCATTTCGGATTCAGTCACGAACTTACGAAACATCTGCAAGGCTTGGTGATTCTGCTCTCGAATCTCAGCCACTCGCTTTAATACAAACGCCTGAGTCACTTGTGCCAGCAGTTCACCATCATTGGTCATAGCTTGGTGTAATAATTGCGCCTTATCGGTATCTGACTTAGCACAATACGCCACCGCAGCTTCAATATACTCACTTAATAAGGTTTCAAATTCAGGTACCACAAACGCTTTAGGTAAACTCATAACCGTACCTGTAATTTAATCTCATTCCCTAACCATACGCCTTTCACCACCACTGAAAAACCCGTATCACTTGCTATCGCTTGGCACTGTTTAGCTTTTAATTGGATTAAACCATTAGCAGGATTAGCCAGCGCTTCAAGGGATAGGTTTTGCACTATCATAGCTTCCGTAGGGCTTTGCATTCGGCCTAAACGAGCAATGGCTTTATTGCCTATTTGGCGGCGCTTAATACGTGAGGTTATTTGTGTTGTCAGGATCCGTTCAAAGCGACACGTTAATGCTGCAATACCTGTGACGGTTTTCCCTGTTTTTGGATCAATCCCTATCATTGTTGTTGCTCCGTTTTACTGGTGTTAGGGTTTCCATGCATATGGATATGACCGTTATAAATTTTACGATCCGCAGCCATCGAACGAGTACCATCAGCCACATCTCCCGAAGCACGATAATTACCTTCTTGCTCAATATCACCCACCACTTTGACACCACCAGGATAATGCGCCGTTAATGCACCGGTATCTAGGTCATAACATTCCGTCATACCGTTTCCGTAATCGGTTAATACTTGGTTTTCTTCAGTCGTCGGACAAGGAAAGTCTGTTGACGGTAATCCCATTAGAGCAACGGAATTATTGAGGTTATCACCACAGCCTAAGTTAATAAGAATGCACTGTTCACCAACACTAGGACGACGATAATGACTGACTCGCCCCGCACTATGAACAAAGAACGGCACCCGTGTTCCCTTATTCTGTCCAGCGGTGACATCAACGGTTTGTTTTGATGCCGCAGCCACCACACCAAGACGAATAATATTATTCGAAGAACGGCAGTTTTCCTCCATTTCTTCACGTAAAGCCATCACTTCTTTTTCTAACGAACGAATCCGTTCAACTAATGCCCTCAACATTGGCTTAGGTTCCTATAATCTCATGCCAATCGTATTCAATCGGCCCCATAAAAATACGCTGTTTAATGGTAACAACCCGTAAGAACACCCCATAATCAGGATTAAAGCGGCGCGGAAGGTTTGAAATCAACCGCGCCTCTTCAACATCATCCACACAACCAAAGCGTTGATTAAATAACTCACGCTCAATACGACTGGATAAGTCCAGTGCCACCACATCAAAGTTAGCTTGAGCAATCGGCACTTCTACCAAGAATCTCAGCTCAATTTCATGGATTTTACGGCCATCATTGTTAGTATGATTAATGGATTGGCATTCACCACATTGATAACGAACGATAGGTGCATCTGGCTCTGTTTCTTGACGTTGATAAGCGGTTTCTATCTTGCCGAGCTGCAAACGCTGCTCTAACCCTTCTATGACGGCCATCACCCATTCACTTGGAGCCCGAAAGAATGAATTGGAACTCACGATGAAAAAACTCCTCAAATTTACGGTTTAAATCGGGTAAGTAAGAATCAATGACCTCTTCTGCCTCTTCACTAATATCGATGGTGACTAACTTAATGGATTTTCGACCTTTATTTTCACGGCGAAAGACCAACATTTGATCACTGTCCATTGGTGAAATAAACGCACCATCATAGAAATGGCCACCCACTTGCACCCCTTTACCATTTTGAACTGGTGTCCCTAATCGATGTACACCAAGACTTCTTACGCCCACCCACAACTTTGACATACCGCCGTTTTTATAGGTTCTAAAACGGGTAGTCATAGCTTTTGAATCAATACTGAGTTCATAACCTAAATCAGCCATCGAAGCCGCCCTTAACCAGCGATTGGTTTTTATCATCGCTTGTTTAGCGGCTTTGGCTAATTCATCGGGAAGATAGGAAAGACGAGTAAGAAAACGGGTGTCCAATACCATATTAGAATTCAGAGAAGTCATGCTTAATCCCTGCTTGAGACAGATTTAAAACATATTCACTCTGCAGCTGACTCTCTTGCCTCCCTTTGCCTTGTTCATGGCCAGAGAACGCCAAACTATATCGTTTACCCTTTATCATCATGGTTGATAACGGTGGTAAACAACTGGCCGTTAATAACCGTTTAATGGCATGACCTTCTGATGATTGGTGTTTGATATAACCTTGAATTTTACGTTGCTGGCCATCGGGTAACATCACCACTAATTCACTGCCAAAACACTGCTGAATAGAGGCTCGAATCAATAACCTTGCATCATCAAAAGCACTCATCATTGATAATCTCCTACCCTTGTGAATTAACCTTTTAATACAACCCCCATCAACAACACGCCGTTATCTATGAATGAGCCGATAGGAACGGTCACCGCACCATCACCTTTTGGTGCAGTTTTAGTAAATACGCCACTATCAAAATAAGCCGCTTCACCCAAAAAGGATGGAGAATCACCAGCTTTAATTGGTCCATCAAACAAACCACGATAAGTACAGCTCACAACTTGGCCTTCTTTAGCCGAATAGTTAGGCACTACAATCAACGCACCATACTTAACTGGCATATCTTTCTCAAAACCACCCACTGGTGCTTTTAAATCTATTTTTAAACCATCAGCAATACGCATAGTGTTTTCTTTCCATGTCTTTATTACACTTATAAAAAAGGATGCCGAAGCACCCTATAAAAATTGCTATTATTTTTTGGCAAACGTTGCCTGAGCAATGCCACGACGATCGAGCACTTTTGAAGTCACATCATAAGTAATACGGAACTTAGCACCGTCACTGCTCCAACCATCTCCCGTTTCTAACCAAGGGTCTTGTGCGCCATCAAGGAAACCCATCACTACCGAATCAAAGTCTTTACCGGTTAACGCAATTGCACCATTAATCATTGCTAATCGTGCGGTTTCAATGACCTTAGCAAACTTCTTATAAGCAGGATTAAACGCATCAGGTTTACTTGCCGTATTCAGCACAGCTTCTAAAAATGATGCATGTTCAGGGTTAGCAAGCAGGATTTCACCACGTAAATCTAACGCATCACCTTCAGAGGTGGTCGCGGTCGCAAAAGCTTTATGTAGTGCCATGACTAAGGCTTGGTAATCGGCAGCAGGAATATCATTAACTAAGTTGCCCCACTTATTCGTACCACAAAGTTGGAATACACTCTTACCATCGCCCATTTTGCCGCTAAGAATGGCGTTAAACATCAACTTATCCGACAAGCGATAAGCCGATTGCATGAACTTACGCGGAATTTTTGAGATCAAGGCAATCTCATCATTAATGATAGCTTGGCGAGTAAAGGCAATTTCACGACCAAAACTGGCTAACTGAATTTTCTCACCGCTGCCTTTGATGGTGGCTGATTTGTATTCACCGTCTTCTGATACTGCCATTAAATCAGGCGCATCATTAATGAGAATTAAATCGGTTTCTTTAAAGTTCGGCAGGTTTTCAGTATTTGCTAATTCTCGCCATAATGGTGCACGTACTTGTGCTTCATCTCGCATCACCGTTCGTACACTTTCAGTGATGATGTCGGCAAAATCACCGCTGTTAAACGCACGAGCGACTAATTCATTCTTGTTACCACAATATTTAGCGTCCTTACCCACCGCTATTTCAGCCATATCAAGTAAGGTTTTTAAGCGGTACGGGTTATCTTTTTCAATTTCTCCCGTACCACAACGAGCATTTAGCGCATTTTGCAGCGTATCTTTAGTGGTATTACCGTTGTCCACATGAATATGGGTATTGGTTAACCCTGTTGTTGGTTGTTCTACAGTGGGCTCTTGACCATTAATGGAAATCGAACCCAAGTATTGCAGTATCTTGAGTGAACTATCTTCAGCACTACAATTTAAGTCGTTGAGCATTTCATCACGTAAGGTGTCACTCACCTTATGAGTTGCACACAAAGCACGAATAGTCGATTGACGCTGGTTCTCGTTTTTTAACGCATTTTGTAATGCATCATTATCGATAGGTTTAGGCATAGGATCACTTTGTTGGTTTATTAGAGGTTCAGGTGTCGGCGTTGCTGTCGGTTGCACAAGCTGATTCAATAAATCATCAGGGGTATGTTTAAAGGCTTTAGCTTGTAGCTCAGCGGCAGAGACTTTTTTAAGGCAATTGGATAAGTCCACCGCATCAATCACGGCATCAATCAAACCAAACTCCAATGCTTGGCTAGCGGTGAACCAAGTTTCTTTTGCCATCGCTAGCAGCACATCATCTAACGACTTACCACAACGCTCAGCATAGGCTTCCGCAATAGTTTGTTTGGCGTTCTTTAGTTGGGTTAACGCACTTTCGATTTCATTTTCACCACCCCACGCACCAATAGAGGGATCATGAATCATCAGCTTGGCGTTTTCAGGCATTTGAATTTCATCGCAAGCCATTAAGAAATAGCTAGAAATCGATGCCACTAAGCCATCAACGATACCAATGGTTTTACCTTTGTGAGCTTTAATGGCGTTATACATCGCCAGCCCTTCATAGACCGAACCACCGTAACTTTGAATACGAAACTCAGCATCTTGCGTTCCGACAGACTGTAGAGCTTTGATTAAATCAATGGCTTCAATGTCATAACTACCAATGTCACCATGGATCCACACCTTCACCGGTTGACCTTCGCCTTGGTTATTGAGCGTGAACCACGATTTAGTTGTCTTTGGCATGTTGTGCCTCTTTGGTTGAATATTGAATCTTCGTTTGAACGTTATGCGCAGGATCTGCCGTGCTTACAATGGCATCATCATTCATGGCTTGGCGTTCGGCTTTTATCTCGCGGCGGACAGCTACAGGGTTATAGTTGCGTTCACGTTGGAAGTGACTGAGTGATTGCAGCCCTAGACGGGTACCTTTTTCAATGCCTGTCATTTCCTTAGCGGGATCAATCCACGGCATCACAGGCGCTTGATAAATGGCGTTTAGTACTGAAACTACATCCACTTCTTTAGGCACCACCAATTCACGCGATAAAATCGCCATCTGCAGTGCTATCCGATATTGAGGACGGGTCCAACTAGTAACGAACTTACGTTGTAAAATGCGATAACGGGCAAAGGAATCAATTAGCTCTTGCCGTTGGGCTGAATAAGAGCCGGTGTAATGACGAGTAACACTTGAGCAGTTAACCCCCGCACCTGATGCCGCTAATCGCATTTGAGCATCCCGGAACGGACTGCTCATCGCTTCTTGGCGTTTACTTTCAACAATGCCGGCATCTTCACCAGGCGCGAGTTCAAAACTGTTCCCCATTCCTAGAAAGATATCGCCACCACGTTCAAAGTTTTCAGCTTCACCTGAGCCTGTATCTCGTTTAATGAAGTAGGCAAAACGGCTGGCAATCTGCGCACTAACACGCTCTGATTGATCGTAATCTTCAATATCAGCAATCAAATCTAAGACTGAATGCAGCAGTGTTACCCCCCGGTTTTGATGAAATCGACGAGTAAATTTTAAATGCGCCACAAACCGTGCATCCACTTCAGCAAAAGAAAAGCCATGAGCATCACGCTGAATCAACAATGACACCATTTGACCTAAACCATTACGACGAATACCTTCATACATGCCCTTTTCAGGCTCGTTGATATTCAATGGTATGTAATCAGGCTCAAACGGCTGCACCCCAAACGGTGTCGATGAGGGATATTCAATCCCTGAATCTCGCCCTAGGTAATAACGAGCAAACACTTCACCATCACGCAGCCATGTTCGACAGGCTAGCCATTCGGTTTCAGCGCGTGATAACTCACCATCAATATTCTGTTGTAATGAAAACCGTTCAAACCATTCGCTGATCTTACGGGCAAACTCAGTGTGAACATCACCGTTCATGTCTAACGGCTGTGGTTCAATCATAATGCCGTTAGGTCCTACGACATTGGCACACAGTTCATCAAGGATGGCGGTGACATAAGGCGTGTTTTCATCCATATGTCGTGCACGTTCGCGTAAAGACTTCGCATCTTTATTGATTTGGTTGGCTTTACCAGTAGAGCGAGCATTACGTTTTTTGGTATGAGGATTAGCAGGCAGTGCGGCTTGGTATTTATTAATCAGGTTACGGTTATAAAGCCGTTCAGCCCCCGATTTAGGATTAAAATAACAAATGATACGATCGGCTATATTCAATTTACTCAAGGTAGTTTCTCCGGATCATACTGCGGCGTCCTCCCTGATTTTCACGACTAATCAACTGCTGCAGACGTTCTATTTCACGGCGTACCGTTGCCAAACTCGCAAAGGTCAGCTTTTCACCTTCAGCTGTTTCAACCGCTTGTTGCATCAAAATCTTTTTCTCGGCATCGAGATACCACTGCAGCCGTTCACGTTGGGTTGTCATCCAAAAATTCCTTTTGAGTGGTTATATCGTCGACGCGCCACCCGCTCAAACTTCGGCGTTTGGTCAGCATCAACCACATTGCTATTAAATTGCCAATCAGCGGCCCATGCTGGCGGGTTATCCCAATGGATATCATCACCGCCTTTGTAATGCATACCAGCTTCCGCATAGGCACATAAATCAAACGACTCATTACGTGCACCATCAGGCTTTTGCCAATGACCAAGCTCATCAATATATTCAACGGTTAGTTCATCAAACCACACCCGATCTGCCCAACCTGGTAAATGAAAGAACCGCGCACCAAACTCTAGCCGTGAAAAACTGGCAGCCACGCGATTTTTTAAACGGTTGGTATGCAGCATTAGCAATGGGATTTCACCGTTGGCCAACTTACTGCGTTTATCGGGATAGGTTTCTTTAACCAGATCATCGATGTCACGGCTTGCCCCTTTCACTAATCGGAATAGATGCGATAAGCCATGTCCTTTGAGGCGGTTATAAAACTGATAAGCATGATCGGTAACCGATGAGCTTTTCTGTTTACCTTTTTTCTTCTCACCTGAACCACCAGAATCACACAAGGTTAATACCGGCTTCATCACCCGCCCTGAGCCATCAGCTAAGGGATAAGTTTTCTTAATCACTTGTTCAATCAATAAATCCCAATCTTCGGCATATACCATTGGGTTAATGCGGTCATTATTACGATAAGGATTGGTAAGAATTTCAAAGCGGTCGATCACCCATCGTTGCAGCCCTTCACCATAAACTTGAGCTTGTACCACAAAACGTGGGTTCTGTTTGCCACCTTGCACATCGATGGACATCATTAAGAAGCGTCCACCTAATGGCACAATGCCACGTTCATGATCAGCAGCTCGTGCCATTAACTGATGCGCCCCCACTTCTTGACCACGCGACTGCATCACATAAGGTCTGCCCATACGTACATTGATAAAGGTTTTTAATGACTCTTCATCACCACAGTCTCGGAATAAGGCATCCGCATTAAGAAATCGATACACCAAGTTTTCCCAACTGGAATAGGCTGCCACAATGCCTTCAAACCAAAACGTTGCCCATTTACTGCTTCGAATCGCTGATTCATCGGTGACAACCTCACCATATTGGTCAATTGCACCATCACAAAACCAACGCCCTTCAAGGTTCATGGTCTGTTTTTGTGATTCAGTATAACGATGGCAACAACGAGGACATTCCACCCATGCCGTTTTAGCCGCTTCTAAAGGCTCATCATGTTGTTCCCATTTCAAAGTTTCAAAATCAGGACGAAAATAGCTATGGCAGTCTTGGCATAACCAATAGAAACGGCGGCGATCACCCTGGTTATATAAATCAGCAATACCACCACAGGGTTGGGATTCATGCGGTGATAAATCCTCAATTCGTTTTGGGTTACGTACAATACGACCAGGAGAAGATTCAGCCATTACCATGCCGGATGATTTCGCGTTTTGAACACGCATCAGCATCAGTTCAAACTTAGAACCTTCTTGGCCAACCGCATCATCAGCACGATCGTAATCGGTCGCGCCGGCATAACGATACGTAGACGCTGATAGACTGGTTTCAGTAGCAGAATCTAACTTTAGGATCATGCCATTTTTAAATTTCTTCGAGGTGATATTGTCATCAGATTTACGCCCTGTTCTCAGCTTGGCAATACCAGCAGTAGCTGAAAAACTTCGTTCTAAATCGACCTTCGACATATCAGTAGCTTTAGTCTTGGTACTGTAGATAAGCAGCATGTCACCAGGGGCTTGGGTGACGGTGTAATTTATCCAACCTTCCACCATCGCTTTGGTTTTACCTGAACGTGCAGGACCAACAACAATCACCGCTTCATAAATACGCCTAGCCAAACAATTTAACGGCTCTCGCATGTACGGGACTTGCGACGATAGAAACTTAGTCACATCGGTACCATCAGAGATCCACAGTTCATCATCAGCCGCTTCCACCGGTGTTTTATCCGTGGGTGCACACAGGTAAGCAAAACTGCGACGAATAGCTTTAGCATTGGCAAACTCAATCCCTAAACGGACATCAAACTGTCTTAAGCTCATCAGCGACCGCCTTTAAATCGAAATTAAGCAGAGTTTCTAAATCTTCAAGTTGTTGCGGTGTCGCGGTCGGAATAGCAGATTCAATACGGGTGATCACCTTGTCTTTAAAACCTTTAACACTGGCAATACAAACGGCAATTTCATTTTCATAATCTTCTTTGGTGACACTCTCACCAGATTCCCGCATTAAAATCAGCTTTTCTCGTTCACTTTGTACATACGCCCGTAATTCAGCTGCAGTTTTAAACCCCATTAAATCGGGGGCATCGGATTCTTTACGCGGTTGTTGACATAGGTACGGCGCGACTTGCACCACATCATAAAGTGGCGTGTTACCCTTATATGCGGCAGGTGAAACCCCTGCCGCTTTTAAGTTCTTACGAATGGTTGAACGGTGTTTACCAAACTGTTCAAGTTCGGTGGTATTCCAAAAACGTTTTTCATTATTCATGGCACTCTCAATCGTGGTTATGGCTCTCCCTCTGTAATGGGTAACGCCGCACAGTGTGTTGGGTCGTTATAACAACGGCGTAGATTTTCAATTTGTGTCGCACACAGCGAGAAATGGTGTAACCACACCGGATCACGTTTCGCGGCTTCACCCCAAGTCATAGGCGGTTTATAGAAAGGTTGTTTACAGCTAATCAAATACGCTGCAGGTGGTTTGATGTATTCAATTTTGTATTGAGTCACCACTTGCGGTCTTGGTGTAGTACAGCCACTGACTAGCGTTAGGGATAGGCAAATCAGCACACTTTTCATGAGCAATATCCTTATCGATTTGACGTTGTGCATTTAACGCCCGTTGCTGCCATTGCTGACGTTGACGTTCGTTATGTTCAGCAGCTAATCGTTCTTGGTGAGATGCTTGCTCTAAACGGGTAATGGTAGATTGCATCGACTGATTAACCTCCACTAACTGGTTTGATTTGGTTTGTTGCTCAACAACCAGTGCTTGAGCCGCTTCCAGCTTTTGCACTGTCTGTGAATACCTCCACATCAATATCGATAATGCCGTTAATACACCAACAGCCGCGATTAGCTTGAACTTACTGATAGCCATACAAGCAAACCTTTTGCTCTGCTAAACGGCGTTTAACAATGCCAGCACAGTGACTGCTATCAAGTCGGCAATCTTTACCATTCACATAGACCCAGCGTGGAAACTCATTACAGGCAGCGGTTAACTGCCCTGCTTTAAGTTTCTTGAGATAGGTAGAACTGCGAAAGTTGCCAGCCCCGAGGTTAAACACGAATGACACTGCCATATCATATTGAGGGCCAGCTGGTAATTTTACTTGCCGATCAACTACCTTTTCAGCCTCACTAATATCTTCAATGTACCAATCCGCTATGGTTTCAGTAGTTGCTTTGTCGCCTTGTTTCACTCCTGTCGTATGACCTAACCCTGCAGTCCAACGGTCGGCACTGCATTGATAAGCGGATAATGAACACCCTTCTAGATTACTGATAAACGCTAATCCATCAGGGGTGGTTTTTAAATCGTGATCGGTACCAGCTACAACCGCCAACACACTGGCGACCAAGCAGCCAATAACACCACTAGTCTTCTTCAATTTGCTCATAAACTTTTTTCACCTCTGGATGGTTTTGCAGGGCTTTGAGGGTTCGATGTCGATAAAACCAGTTAATAAACGCGGTAAATACGGTGGCAAAAATAGAGATGAGCACCCCTATTTCGTTCATGGAAAGACCAGAGGCTACACCGGTTAAACCTGCCCATAGGTAGGCAAACCAGCTAATAACTTTCTCTCTCATAGGCGAATTTCAGACATAAAAAAAACCGCCTCAAAGGACGGTTATGGATTTAATGGAATCCTAAAACGACAAAACCCCACCGAGTAGGTGAGGTTCTGCAATGTGGGGATACTGCAACCTTTTTAAGATAATGTCAATAAAACAGTGGTTATAATATTCATAAAGTCTTATCAAAAACGAAAGTAAACTTATATCGTTCTTACTTTGGTTTAAAAATATAATTATTCATTATTTTACAAATAAATCCATATCAAGAATCAAGCTAATTTGTATTTTTAATATTAATAAACCCATTCTCACGCCATCTTTCTACAACATAAGAATCAAATTTTCTTGGGCTCTCAAGGTTAAGATTATCAGCATGATCTATAATAATAATCTGAGGCTCAATAAAATATTTCTGATTTATCCTCTCGCAAAAAATTATTATTTGATTAAAAAAGTTTTCTACACTCTTTATATCTTCATCGACCTTTAATATTTCCTCTTCATTATTACCAATTAAATCATTAGGATTAAATTCTTTTTTGTTATCCAAAGTAATGTTTGGAAAGTATACTTGTGTAGGTTGATCTAAAAACAAGATAGGGGGAATAATACAAGTCTTTTCTTCCTTACAGAATAAAGCTTGAAAACTTAAAAATAAAGACAAATGTGTATATAACCAATTCGCCCCACTTCCCATAGATCTTAAATATACTTTTTTACCATCTTCTTTTTCATGCCAGATATCAAAAGTTTTTAAAGAAAATTTCAAATTAATAGGTTTATAACTTTTCTCAAAATCTAAGTCTTTTGCAATATAATTCATTGCCTTACTAATATAACCTTCAATATCTTTAATTTTATCTTCTAATTTATATTTATCTAATTTTTTTTGAGTTATCCTTATCTCTTCCTTGAGCTTGTTAATCTCAGATGTTAATTCACTTGGCTTTTTCATTTCAATTACATTTTCTAAATAAGCTTCTATTTTTAATTTTATTTTTATTAGTTGCTCGTTAATTGAATTTCTTTTTTTTTAATTCGTTATTAGCCTTTTCAATTGACTCTATTTTATTATCAACTTCTAATAAATCTTTCTTTATCTTATCAAGATTATTCTTTATTTTACTTTGCTTAGAAAGATAAGACCTTTGAACATATGGTGTTTTCTCTAACTCAGAATTTAGCCATGATATTGCATCAAAAAGTTTATCTGCTTCATTTTCAATAACATCTGACTCTAAATTACATAAAGGGCATTTAGTTATATGCTCTTTTACTTCTAATGGGACGTCTGTCTCACTTAAGATATTACTATATATATTCATTGCTGATATTGACGAGCGTAACTCTCTGTACTTTCTTTCTTCCTCTCTTAAAATTAAAATATTTTCATTTCTCTTTTTTTCTAATATTTCGATATGCAAATTATTACGATCTGAACCAGAATCAACTTTTACTTTACTATTTTGAATGTATCTCAAAGATTCTTCTGGATTATAATATAATTTATCTACAGAAATATTTTCTAATTTGCAGCCTGAAATAGCTTCATATTCATCTAAAAGCGTCTGCATTTTTAACTTTATTTTATTTATTAAGTTATTAACTTTTGGTGCTTCTTGCTCTAATCTCTTTAAGTCTGATATATATTTATCTAATTTTTGAGAAATTAAAAAATACTCCTGATCAACAAGACCAAGAAAAATTTTAAAATGTTCAATTGTATGTTCTCTTTTTTCTTTTTCGTCAAATCTATAAAAAACAGCATGTTTATTAGCAATTAAGTTCTGATGCTGTAAAATATAAGACATAACACTACGAATGGTAGGTAAATCATTATTATTATTGTACAAAGAGTTAATATTGGTATCTGTAATAGTTATTCCAAAATAACTACCTAATTCTTTTTTGAAATTTTGAAGCGTAAGAAAATTTTTTGCGTTGAATAAATCTTCAGTCACATCATTATCTTTAAAGTAATATTTTTCAAATTCTTTTATGAAAGCTTTTGTATCATTATTCTTTCTCCCCAATAATAAGTATGAATTTTTAAATTGAAGAAGTACAAAATAAATTTTTGCATTTTTTGTTATTACACCATCAGGTATGGTAAAATCTGAACTGCCAAAACAATAATCAAAAATTTCAATAATTGCACTTTTGCCAGTTGATGATTTCCCTGTAATAATATTTACACCCTCTTCAAATTTAACAATATGATTATCACCATAATTATCGATAACACCAATTTGTTTTACATGACAATTCATATTTTTTTGACTCCTAACTTCCTGAAAATTTCAACTATTTCATGGGAATTAAATAATACTGCAATTCTTTGTGTTGCTCTCATCACATCTTTATTTGATAAAACTGAATCCAATTTTTTAGTTATATATGTAACTGACATAGAGTCATTTATTTTAATAGCTTCCTCATTAGATAAAAGTAATAAGCATTTATTAGTTATTGATGAAAAAGTTTTAATCCTTTCATCCAACCCATATGTAATAGATTGTTCGGAAAATATTGTATATATTGAAGAGTTCACATTAGCATATTTTATCTTTTCTCTACTTTCTGGATATAAAATTAAAGGTAAAACTAAATAAGATAACAAAATATTTTGTTCTCTTTCTTTACTAAACTCATAGAACTTTTCAATTATAGGTGCCAATAAATAAGCGTTATAATGGAAACTTTCAATATGATCTATTGCATTTGACATTACTTCAGCCTCCATTTCTTATTTTTAGATTTATCATCTAACTGAATATGTAAAACACCATTTCTGAACAAAGTTCCAGTCGAATCATAACCCGAAAATGGTGGCGGACTATGTAGAGAATGTTCATCATAAAAATCTTGAGAATCAAAATCGATATTGTTACTACATCTTCTTGATTTCATCCTATACAATGTATCAAAATGATTCATAACTTCTTGTAAATAATCATCATATCTATTTTTCGGTTCACCATGTGAAAAAGACTCACTAATAATACTTAAAGATCTCGCATAGTCTGCACACGCAGAATCAATTACATCAGTATATTTAATATCCTCTATCTTTCTAACGAATAAATATTTCCCGTATTTACCTAAATCAGTATCTTTTGTTTTTATTTTGGGAAAAACCCTACTACCCGATGCATAAATTTGAACTAAATGATCAATTTCTCTACGAAAATCCTCATACGTTATAGCCCAATTATTTGAAGTAGAAGCAGGACTAATAATAAATCCAATTTGAGAATAAATAAAAGATTCAACATTTTTTCTCAAAACAGTTTTACCATATATATCACATATTTGTTTATATCTTTCTTCAAATATTAATGATGAATCTAATATTAAAAACTTACTGACAATATTTAATAGCTTTTCAGATTCAATATATTCACTCACCATTGAAATATATTTATTAACCTTTGGCTTATTTTTAATTTTACCATTATTATAATCTAATTCACTTTTATTATAATCAATAAAGTGTATTTTAATTATATCTTTTATTATATTTATTCTTTTATTTACTTCAAAAGTATTCCAATTGAAAAGTAATGAAGTACTGCTTATCTCTTGTGTCGTGATAAGAATGAATTTTTTATATTCTTTTTCGTCAAACCCATCATCTAACCAATTCCGTAAAGTTTTCCAAAAGGAATCCCCCATATTTGTTAAATTTCCAGCTACATTTTTAACTTCAATATTAGATTCATTTGATATTGAAATATCACCAAAAGTTTCAATATATAATGTTTGTCCTTCTTCTAACTGCCAACACCAATCAATAGCCTCATAAAATTGATAGATAAATCCTTTAGTTGTTGCGGTAGCATTCTGTTTCACTATCTCACCAAAAAGTTGCACACCTCCATATATTCTACTTGTTTGGTAATAACATTCTATACCTTCACCTCCAAAGTACTATCTACTAAAAGACATGACAACAAAACGAGTCACAAGTGACTCATTATTATCGATAATATAAAATTAAAACACATTACAATGGCCATCGACTTCTTTTTCAACCTGCTCTTCTATCGCCATAACAGCTACCGCCCTATTTTCTACTAACCACATCACCAACAGATTCAACACGGTGTTATAACGTTTAAAGCGGCTATAGGTCACTGGCAGAACTTGTGCGAAATACGCAAATCGAGTTTCTTGTGTCCATACAATACGACCAGCTTTACAGCATTGGCACTTACAACGATTACGGTTTTTATCAACCACAATCGCACTACCATTACACTCTGGACACACTTGACCATTCTGTTGAGTCGCTTCAGCAATAGCGGTCGCACATAACGCTGTTAACGCCTTTTCTGGATACACACCGCGCCAATCTTCCATTAACCGTAATGTTTCACCTCTGGTCGCTATTTGCAGTTGTTTAAGTGCATGAACATCTCTTAGCCCTTCAACAAACAGTACCAACCACCCTACTGGCGATTCATGCCAACATAGCCCGACTACCGCCAATTGTTCTTCTGCAGACAATAACGCTTTACCACCACCAGACTGAGGATCGTAGTTGATTCCTTTAATCGCAAATTTATTCAACAGGGTTTCGATTCTCATGCTGGTTGTGTTCCTTTGTTAATTCTAAAACTTGACCAATTAAACGTTACCCACTTACCGTCTTCCATAATGCGGTCGACAGCTGCGCGGCCTAAAGTTGTTATAAGTTCATCACTCTGAAGGTTAGTAATCACCCCTGTTGGTTTTTCTAGGGTATAACGTTCATCAATGATGCGGTTTATCATTACTCGCTCGTTATTGCTGTTGTGCTGAACGCCCAATTCATCTATCACCAGCAAATCGACATTACTCAGAAAACGAATCAGTGCTGTTTCACTGGTTGCTGAGTCTTGACGGTAGGTATCACGAAATTTAAGCATCAATTCGGCAACGGTGATCACCACTACTGATCGGCGTTGCTGAAGCGCTTGATTGGCAATCGCACACGCTAAGTGGTTTTTACCTGTGCCTGATGTACCCGCAAAGATGAAACCACCACACGCACGATCATTCAGAAAATTATCCACGAACGCTTTCGATTCATTGAACGCATGTTGCTGACCTGCATTCTGAATCACGAAGTTATCAAAGCTACAATGTTGGTGACGCTTCTTGATACCTGAACGCCCTAATGCTTTTGATACTCGTGTTTGTTGGTTTTGCTCATAGACATTTCTACCTAACTCACTCGTTTCACGCTGATGAATGGCTTGCATTTGCTCATAAGTGTATGGCTTTACATGCGCAGGCATGGTTTTCGCTAAACGTTGCATGATGTTCATAGGTAATCCTCCGGTGGACCATATTTGCCATCACTAGCACCCATTCGTTGTGTAACTGAAATATGTTTTTTTGTACGCTCTGCTGCCCACTTGTTGGCATTGCGCATGCCGTTACGCCAAGCAGCTACCCAATCTAAATATTTACAATCACGGGCTTTCATCGCATCCGCCCACTGACAGGTTGCCGCTTGTGCGTCGAGCGTGAAACCTTGTGCTGAGTACCACTGCTGCATTGACTCGGTGATGGTGAAATCATCTGCCAGTTCAGTTTTCAATTTACGCGGAGTACGAACGGGCTTGGTGTTACGTTCCTGTGGTACTGATTGTGACTGCTCAGTGATTTCACAATCTTGATAAGCATCCTCACAAGGGACTACAGGGTTATTGATCTGTTTTATCGGATCTGTATTGGATCTGTTAATGGATTCGGTAATTTTCCCGTTTCCTAGGTTTCGGTGAGATCCCCGAATGGATTCGGTAATATTCCCGTTTCCATTCGGTAAATTTACCGAATCGGAATGTTGACTAAAAAAGATGATTTCCATTAGCTTTGATTCGTTGAATTTGTAGTGCACTGTCGGTACACCATTTGCCTTCTTACGAGCTGTTTCTAAGCAATCATTTAAACGTGTTTTTAGCTTCTTCAATGCATAACGAACTTGGTCAACAGAGAAGCCTAATTCATCCGCCAATTGCTCATGACGCTTATAGAACCAACCATCCATTCTGGTTGTACGACCAGACCAAAACACTAACTGAGACAGCACTGCAGCCTGGTTTAAATCACCGTTACAAAAACGAATGTAAACACGAGGAATACTGATATTAGCTTCATTACCTGATAGCTCGCGTATTGCGTTAAATAACCCAGCCATACCGTCCCCGTTTCTGTATCGATGTAATGTTGATAGCTTGATTGCAGTTATACATGGCTGCCAACCTTATGATTTTTAGCGGTCATTAAAGTTTCTAAATAACCCAGTAAAGGTTTATGAGATCCTTCACTTTCTTGTACTTCACGGTAAGCTGCACGAAGCTGTTCTAAGGTAGCGTTATCAGGTAGTAACAATAACGATGACAATGCTTCGGATGATTCTTTGTTAAACATCGCCAGTAGCTGATCACGTTTAGGTGTTTCACTTCCCGTTCCTATTACTGCTACGGAAAATCCGAGTGGATTTAAAAACGCATTGAGCGAATCAGAAGCTCGTTGTTTGGGTAAGGCAACCAAAATAGCCGGTAATAAATCCATCATAGTGGCCTTGGCTTCAATACTGGTTCGTTCTAAATAACGGAAAAAGTTTTGTTGGTTGTTCTTATCATCAGCCCCTACCGGCTTAAGCAATAGCTTTCGTTGTGCATCAACTTCAAACGGTAAATCCATGTTGTGATATTGACGGGCAACTTTTTGAGCAATGAACTCTTTACTGACTTCAGTACGCCATCCCTCTAGAGCGTTACGCATAACGTTTTTTAGGCTTTGAATTGACATGCGGGTTTTCCTTAACTGTATAAATAACCAGAAGATGGACAATCATCTATAATCAGATTGTTTCGTTAATATTTTGCTTAGGGTTAGGAAATACTTGCTCAAAAGTACAATTTGCGCCTAACTCATTGAGTGCATTCACGATCATCCAACAGGTTTTAAGGTTGGGTTTTCTAATTGATGCTTCAAAATTAGATATTCGAGATGGACCGCTATCTAATTTCCCAGCGAGTTCCGCTTGAGAAATATTAAGCAGTTTCCGTTGCTGTGCGATTTGATTCATTAAAGCTCCTTGGTTACCGTCAAGATACACACTTCGTGAATTGCTATCAACTCAAAATTCACAAATAGTGTGTTATTTAGTTTCACGCTTCGTGATATTTTATGGATATGGATAAAAAGACTGAAGTAGGACTGCGTTTAAAGCAGCTCCGAACAAAACAAGGCATTAGCCAGAAAGACCTAGCTGAACTTTGTGGTTGGGGACCTTCGCGTATCAGTAACTATGAGTCAGGGTTAAGAAGTATTAATTTAGATGATGCTGACATGCTGGCTAAACATTTAAACATTAAGCCCTATCAGATTTTATTTGATGATAATGAGCTAACTAATTTGGCTAACATCACCTCTATCGATATCCAGCCAAACTATCAAAAAGCATTTCCTGTTTTAGTTCGATTCAAGCAGGAGCATGGACAGAAGCGTGTGAACCTTATTTAAAAGAAGAAATCAGTGAATGGTACGGTACAACTGAACGTACAAGCACAAATTGTTTCTGGCTTCGTGTGCATGGTGATTCAATGACATCATCAAGCGGAATTAGTTTTCCAGAAGAAACACTGGTTCTTGTTGATGCCGAACGAGAAGCAATAAACGGCTCATTGGTTGTTGCTAAATTAACTGATGTAAATGAAGCCACGTTTAAAAAACTGGTTATCGATGCTGGCCAGCGATTCTTAAAACCGCTAAACCCTCAATACCCAACTTTACCCATTAACGGTAATTGCAAAATTATCGGGGTTGTTATTGATGCCAAACTAAAACTGTTTTGATCAGTAACACACAAACATGAACCGCCTTCCTGGCGGTTTTTTTATAGCTAAATTTTAGATTCACGATTTGTGTTGACATAATAAACACGACTTGTGTATCTTTGCGTTACACAAAACGTGAATTAAATCTAACTAGCGACCTATCTCAGCTTATGACTACTAATGATAAAAAACGTGAACAAGCACGTAAACGCGCCCAACGTTTGAGAGATAACCGCAAAACTAATGGCGTGACCAGTTTCCCTCTTCCATTAAATAATATGGAGATAAAGCGGCTTAATGAAATCTGTAAATTCTTCTCTTATCCAAATCCCCCTTGTGATAACGCTGAAGCATTACAACTAATGATCCATCGTATTCATGGTGAGATGGAACAAATCAAACAATCACTAGGTACTTGCCAACATTGTGGTGAGTCATTACCGGAAGGATGTGCAAAATTAAAGTCAAGAGGTTTATTTAAAGGTGATGCTCGTTGCTGGCACACCATGAATCGAGTTCGTCTTTTTAATTTTGTTAGCAAAACATGCGAATAAGGAATCAAACATGTTCGATTACAACAGCTACCCTACTGTAAATATCTCATATACCACAGAAAATAGCTTAAACATGACACCGTCAGATTATAAAAGTAAACAAGAAAAGCAACTACCTGATTCATCGCAGCCAGCAAAGACTTATGCTGAACTTAATGAGCAATCAACGCATCTTTTGATTAGTCATGTCGAAGTACTAGAGATGTTTCAAATCACAAGTCGAGCAACTATTTATAAGTGGCGACAAACACGTGGTTTCCCTGAGCCAATTACATTGATGCCCCTACGTTGGTTACGTTCGGCCGTTGAAGAATGGAAGGATAATACCAGCAGGTTTGGAAAGCGGTTTTAG